GGAGTTGTTGCATTTATAACTTTACCACGTTGAGCTACATTAAATTCTGAATTAAGTATATAATTTTTTGTCACAACTCCACTGACAGATACAGCGCCAAAAACTAAGTCGCTACCATCACTTTGTAAAACTTGACCATTACTTCCAAGTGCTAAAGCAGATGGATCTCCACTAGAATCACCAACTATAATTTTTCCTCGTGCTAATCCTGCCATCTTTGCGAGCGTTACTGCGTTATCCTGTATGTCGGCAGTTTCTATTGTGTCATTTGGAAATGTCGGCACTTGACTAAACGCTACTACACCATTAGATGCTATTGCTATAGCATCTGGATCACCAGCAGAACCAATAGTACCTGCATTTGGGATAAGCACGTTACCAGTAGTAGTGAGTTGACCTGTGGTTATCTTTTTAGATAACAAACTTGTAACTGCGGCTCCACTACCTGCGCCATCAGCGATTACTATATCAAAACCGCCATTAGGTATAGTGACATTTGCCCCACTACCTTGTGATATAATTATAGAATACGGACCGCTACTACCACTATCTGTTGTAGAATTAATAATAAAATATAATTTATCTTGGTCATTAGGGCTGATGGTAATAGTATTGTTAGCACCTAAAGCACCTGTAAAATTTATAACTTTAAACTGACCGTCTGATAAAGCACCATCAGAAGTAGTTAAAGTGTGAGTAGTTCCAGATAGTGCAACAGAACCAACCCCAGACAAAACCCTGTCAATAATATCAAAATTAGTATTAAGTGTGCCACCCCATTGACCTTCCTGATCACCTGCAGCTGGTTTTTCAAGTCCATTATTTACAGTAAAACTACTACTCATTTATGCTTCCAATGCTGCTACTCTTGTTTCTAAAGCCTCAATTTTTGCTATGGCTTCTTGTAAAGCTGCCGTAAGCACAGGTACAAGTTTTGATCTATCTATAGCCTGCGCTTTTATATTACCATTACTATCTACCGCATCTTTTTCACCTACTACTGCTTCGGGAACAATACTAGCTACTTCATGTGCTAAAAACCCATCTACAGTTCTACTTGTATTATTTTTAAAATTAAATCTATAAGTTTGTAAAGCCTTAACTCTATTAATAGCCCCCGTTAGATTTACAATATTTTCTTTAAGTCTATAATCTGAAGTATCATTAAAATTAGTGCTTGAACCATCACACGATATGTTTCCTGCATCTGTACCGTTACCAGAAGTACGAAAAACAATAGCGTTCATGGTACTACTACTATTATTTATAATAATACCATTACCACTAATCATCATCTCTAAAGCAGCCAATGATCCTTCAGTGTTAGCTACATTGCCTATACGCACTCTTTGTGTATTTATAGCTCTCCACATTCTGTTTGCACCAAGAATATCGTTTTTACTTAAAGAGTTAGTGCTACTATTGTTGCCAAATTCTATTCCGTCAGTTCCATCACTAGAATTTACTGCAGGCACTACACAGACAGCTGATCCTTGCCCAGAAATTTCCATAGTGTCAGTAATGGTTCCGTCTAACACAGCACCTAACGATAATAGTCCGTGTTCGTTACCATCAGCTACTGTTGTAGCTTGGGTTTTTATCCTACCAAAAACTAATTGTTCGTCATTATCGTTTTCCATTTGGAAGTCTATTTGACCTCCTATATCATTATCTGCCGCACTAGCTGTGGTTCTATTAAGAATTAATTTAGGGGAAGCATTTGCATCAGCTTCATTACCATTTAAAGTTGTGGTAGTTCCTGCAACGACAACACTACTTACAGCAGCACCAGCTGCTATGGTTTCTAAAGTAAGTTGTCCGTCCTCTGTGCTGTCTGTAACATCTAGTGCAGTTGTTGTAATTTTACCAAAATCTAGTTGTTCATTATTATCATTCTCCATTTTAAATTCTATCTGACCACCCACATCATTATCTGCAGGACTATCAGTTGTTCTATTAAGAATTAATTTAGGACCAGCATTTTCATCAGCTAAATTTGAATCTACCTGTAAAGTAGTAGCATTTGTACCACTAGCTAATGTTATACCTGTATCAGCTACATGAGTTAAAGTTACATCAGCATCAGCACCAAGTTTTATTATTGCGCCATCGCTATTTAATAAAACATCATCACCAACGGTTAAATCATCATCTATAAACAAATCAGGGATGGATAGGTCTTGTAAAGCATCTACTACAGCAGCGCCTGAACCTGCTCCGTCTGAGTACACTACTTTAGTTTGCCCATTAGCTATGGTTACATTTGCTCCAGAACCTTGCGATATAGCTATATTTTGTGAGCCACTAGTAGCATTTTCTATAAACCAAAGTTTACTAACCGTATTGGGTCCAATAGTAATTGTACACTCCGAATCTAGTGTACCCGTATATTTTAAGAATATAGACCTACCGGGGTCAGTAGAACCATCAGCTATTGTAGTAGTATGTGTATCAGCATTAGTTGTTATGGCTTCAGTACCAAAGCTAAATGCTTCTGCTATTAATTCTAAATTAGTATTAGTGGTTTGCCCCCATGTGGTTGACTGCTCACCATCTCCTATTTCTTCAAGTCTTAAATCATTTACAAACGTACTTGCCATTGTATTATCCTATGCTGCTATATCTTTCCAATTTATTGATTGTGAGTCATTTACTGCAGAATATGTTACTGACTGTGAATCATCTACTGCAGAATATGTTATTGATTGTGAATCATTTATGGTAGACCAAGTAATTGTCTGTGAGTCATTTACCTCAGAATATGTTACTGATTGCGAATCATCTACTAATCCCCAAATTAAAACACTTTGTATTCCTCCTGTAGCCTCAACACCTGTAACAACTGCATTTGCATCACCACTAACTGTTACATTACCCACAGAACTAGTACCAGCTAATCCAGTAACATTTACAGTTATGCCAAGTTTTATGCTAACATCACCAGCTTGTCCTGTTCCGTTTACGCCTGTTACGCTTACAACAAAATCAAAACTAACAGTAACCGAGCCAACAGCTCCCGTACTTGAGATACCAGTAGTGCTTACAGTTATACCTGTTCCTTCAACAACGGCGACAGAACCAACAGCTCCTGTGCCTGAAACACCAGTAGCGCTTACAGTTATACCTGTTCCTTCAACAATAGTAACGGAACCAACAGCAGAAGTGCCAACTACTCCTGTAACACTAATAGATGTGTCGGTTTGTCCGTAAGGACCACTATTCCAACCACCTCTTCCGTAACCTATTAAGACACTCACTGTATTTAAGCTATCCGTATAATTGCATTACTTGCATCAGCTGTAGGAAAAGAAACGGTAAAATCTCCCGAACTAGATGCTTTATCACCACCAAAATTTAAAACTAATACTGAAGTATCTCCAGAAGTATCTTCGTTAAATATTAAAGCACCTCTAGCTGTAATAGTGCTACTAGAAAAAGTAGTGTCAGCAAAATCAGTGATTGCTGTAGTGCCATCTAAACTAGGATCTATTCTGGTTAACGTATTACCTTTTGCTGAATAGCCTGTGCCACTAACCTCATTACTTGTGGTGTATGCTGTGGTGCTTGCACCTAAACTAGCACTGGAGGTATATAGGGCTAACTTAAATGTATTGCCACCACTATTTAAAAAATTATGCTTGCCTTCTAATAATTCTTTTTTAAAAGAACTACACATTGCTTGTGAAATTGCCATATTAAATATCCCTTATGTTTTTAGCTATATCAGCATGTCCTTGTTGTTCTAAAATTACTTTTATTGTTGACCGTTCGCTTTGCCTTACTTTATGAAAATAATCTATTAATAGAGCTTTTATATGGTCTCTATATGCAATTGCTTGTTCCCGTAAAGGCATAGGTGTATCTGCAGATATAGCTACAATTCTTTGCACTGCTAATTCTGCCCACTCTTCTGCATCCATACCTCTATCTTTTGTAGTAACTACAGTTGGAGTGCCTATGTTTGCTTCTACATTTATATTAAACAACTGCTTTTCTTCCTTGTCCTGCTCTATAAGTATCGTTACGATTTCTGTATTCTGCTAATTGTTTTAGCATTAATAACGCTTCATCATATCTTTTTTGATATGCTGCCATTACGTCAGGCTCACCTTTTTCAAAAGTATAAGCCTCTAAAATGCTACCGTATAATAATACTGAGTCAAAATTATCTCCTAGCCAACTTGTGCCACTAGATGCAACTGTAATTGATTCAGGGTAATAATAGTAATGTAGTTCTACTGTATAATTAGCATCAGGTGTTGGTCCTAATATTAAAGTAGTGTCATCAAACAAACCATAATATTTAGGTAATGCCTTATTTGAAGCTGCTAATGGATAGGCTTCTCGTATAAAGTTAACATCCTTATTGATTACATAATTATAATTACTACTACTATCTAACACAGCAAGAGAAAACGTATCTAGCCAATCATCTGGTAAAGTTAAATACTGATTATCTGCTGTTAAAGATCCAGTTACATTCTTACGTAAATTTGCTATTTGAACTGTATTAAATATTCGCTGTTCTGCTTGTGTAATAAACACATTAATATCAGTCGTAGTAAATTCATTTTCTACATATGATTGTATAGCTGTTTTTAAACTTGCATAATTCATAATTATTAATCTGAATTTTTACTAAATCCAGTTCCCTTAGTTGCTGCTCCAGTGCCACGAGTTTTTTGTGTTTGCGTGTTAGGCATATTATTAGGGTATCCGTACATGTTAGGAACCGGAACAGGTTTTGGTTGTTCTGATTCTGTTTTTACATTTGGTTCTTTCATATTAGACTCCTATGATGTTGTAACTGTAACTGAACCTATTTGTCCAGTTGCTTTTAAATCGTTTGGTGTTAACCCATCGTTATCGTTAAATCCTACTGGTGAAAAACCCCATTGAAAAACTCTACTGCCAACATTAGTTGCAGAGCTTTCAAAAGAATTATCTGGGCGTGGATTTCTTACAGCTTGAGGATCATCTACAGGATAGATACCTATAAAGTTTTGTGGATGATCTGGTTCGTAGCAAGTAGGGCATACCAAGATATTTGTTTTTTTAGCACGAATAAATATCTCTTTTAGCTGTCTTAATTTGTATCTAAACCCACATCTATCACACTCTGCAATAGTATATTTAGCTGATGCAAATTTTTGAGCCATGCTAACTCACATAATATATCTGCGGTGTTATTAATAATGATGCTTTATCACGATCTTCATCTGAAGCAAGCAACCAAGCCTCATCATACATTTGTTTTAAAACAGGTACACGTTGCTCAGAACCCGGTATCTTCATAGATAAATAATAGGCTAAACCTGCAACCATACAGGGTAAAAATCTAAATGGTATGTCCATCGTATTAAATCCCTCTCCAGCATCTAAAATTCTACGTAATCTATAATATACAAGCGTATATGTAGTAGAACTATCAGGAACCGGGAAAAAAGTAACAGTAGGGTTTTGAACACCGCTTGATTCAGTAGCCCCACTTTTACGATCTATATATACCTGAGTTGGTCTACCTGTTGAATTTTTGTTGGGTATAGCAGCATAACTAGAAACAGATATCCTAGTTAGAACAAGGTCAGACTGTGTTGTGCCTGACCCTGTTCTAATAAAATGCTCTATAAGATCCACTGTATCAACTGGAAGATTGTAAGTCGAAGTGCCTGATGTTAAGGCTTGAGTTCCTTCTTCTACCGTCCATAGATTAATACCTCTATTTGCCCATTCAGCAAAAAGTAAATTTAATGAACGCCTCGCTGTTTTTAAATCATAGCCTGACCTAAGTTCGGAACCAGCTCTTTCAAAAGCCTCTTCCACCACTTCTGTTAGGTCTAAATTAAATGTCGCTGTAGATGAAGTAGTCATTTATATTACCTATACCATCTTGCCTCTAGTCTTACCCTTCCTAGCTATACCATCTATAGAAGATTTCTTCATAGCTACTTTTTTAGTGGTTTTTACCTGACCGCCTTTGTGCATACCAACTTTTTTGGTAGTACCCATCATACCACCACCTCTTTTACCAGCGACCTTTTTGGTAGTACCCATCATACCACCACCTCTTTTACCAGCGACCTTTTTGGTAGTACCCATCATACCACCACCTCTTTTACCAGCAACCTTTTTGGTAGTACCCATCATACCACCACCTCTTTTACCAGCAACCTTTTTGGTAGTGCTCATCATACCACCACCTTTTTTACCAGCGACTTTTTTGGTAGTGCCCATCATACCACCACCTTTTTTACCAGCGACTTTTTTGGTAGTACCCATCATACCACCACCTCTTTTTTTCTTCATCATACCACCGCCACGCATTCTTTTTGGTCCTACTTTTTTCATTCTAAACTCCTACGCATGAAATGCTGTCATATTTGTAAATGTAGCTGCTGTATATTGTATATACACACCATCAGGAAACACCACACCATCATCAGGCACAGTAATATCTCTTGATACCGTAGCCGAAGCTACTGTACCTAGTTTCATTAAAGCTGTTCCTGCTGGAGAAGCATTTGTAAAATTAATAACTCCTGCTGTTGCTGAATTAACAATAAATGCACCTTGTAGTCGTGAACGCCCTGCAAAAATTACATCACCTGCAGCAGAACTCATACCTATAGATACATTAGCTGCAGGTTGTGCTGATGCTTCAGCAGCCGTTACAGTTCTAAAATATTTAGTTCCCGCTGTAGTGGTAGCAGACCCCGGTAATGTGATGACTTCTGTTTGAGAATCCCCATTAACATCTGTCCCAGTTATAGTAACTGTTTTACCATTATCTCCAGTACCTGCTGTAGTGCATGTAATAATTCTACCTGCACTAAAAGTAGCAGTTCCGCCAGAAGCATCCGTGCCACCTATAGTAAAGGAAGTGTTAGGTCGTTCAGCAGCCGACACAGAGACATTATCAGCAGCGTTGTCATCTGCAGTAAAAAATACCGCTATCACATCTGACTGTGCCATATTTTACCTCACTATTTTTCTTTGATGATACCTTGTAAAACTAAAGCCTTATACTCTGCACTTCCTTTAGGTGGAAGATTTGCAGGTTTAGGTTTAGCCGCTGTCTTTTTAGGAGCAGCTTTTTGTTTCTTTTCAACCATCGTTTACTCCTTATCGGTTTTGAACCGTCATTAAGTAGTCAACAGTCATTGACTTAGTTCCTGTAGCGGAACCAGACAATTCCATTGCACCAATAGTTAAATTTTCATCATCGGGTAAATTATCAGTGTGTGTGGCTACTAGATTTCTATTAACAAAAAACTCTACTTTACTAGTACCGTGAACATGAAATCCAAGTGTTACGTAAGTGCCACTTACAATATCTACTCCAGAATCAGTTGTTGTA